TGTGATGTTCTAGTTATATCAAGATTATTTATTCTTTCTACTTTCAGACCATTTTCATCCGACATAACAACTAAAGGATTGCTTAACCTATGATAACCATAGAGTTTTTGTTCTGCTGGCACATCAGTATCAAGTAATCCAGATGTATGTGCTACTTCTACTTGCATGCCTGCTGATATGCATTTACTTAGCCAAAACTCAGTACAACCTCTACCTGCTTCAGCAAAATGTAAATTACCTTTGTATGAAAAATCTATTCCAAACATTTTTAAAATAGCTACTTCGTTCCATAATGCAAACGCTATAGAGTATGCAACTGTATTGTTTAGGTAATAACAGTTGAGATCTTGAACAACTTCCTCTATAGGATATTCTACTAAACCTGGACATCTATCATCTAGTTCACAAGTATATATAGGACCTTCATGTACTTGTATCATTTCTGCCATACTTTCAGTTTGACCGCCAGCATCATCAGTATCTAAAAACCTAGATGCAGGATCCATCATAAATACTCTGTCGTGATAAATTACGGTGCCTACACCATTAATAGCCCATACTTCATCGAAATGAACTCCGTGTGACTTTGCTAGATTATAATCAAACCAGCTTTTACCCATACCAACTATAGCAACTGATTTGCCTTTCAGACTTTCAATTTTTTTCATTTATTTTACGATACCGTTGTCCTCAAAGAATCGTAACGGTATTCATCTCTCCTTCCGCGAGCTTCTGCAAGGTTTTTAAGCCTTGTAATTTCAAGTAAAAAACGTTGCTCGTACTGCTGTTGCATGTCGTTTTCACCTTTTAAAAATATATTTGCTTCAACCAAAGATCCATAAAGTAAAGCATTTCTAGCATTATTAGAAATCCAGGTACCTGTAGTGTCTGTAACTAGAGAATTTGGCTTGTATAAATAATGTAATTCAACATTGTAATTTGCATCTGGTACAGGACTAACAATTAATGTGGATCCGTTATTACTAGCTGTAGATAGCTCTTTATCGAAGTCTGCATAATACAAAGGTTGTCCTCTTGCCGTTGTATCTGTTGGATCAACACTAAATTCACGCATAAAAGTAGTATGTTTTTTATCTAAATACTTATAATCGCCATCACTATCTATTACAGCAAGTGAAAAACTCATTTGAAAATCTGTTGGCGCAGTTAAATATGTATTACCAGCAGTAAGACTACCTGTTACATTTTTACGAAAGTAATCAAACTGTATCAGCTCAAATATTCTTTCTTCAGCATTTTTAATAAAATCATCTAATGTAGCTACAAACGTAGTTTCTGTGTTTTCAACATAATTTTGTATTAATGTTTTTAACTCGGCTAATGTCATGTAACTATTGTAACCTCGCCCACACCACCTGTCATCTCACTTACTGTGAAGTTCGTTGGTAAAGTAGATGGATTTAAAAAGTCAGGTTGAAATATATTAGATTGTACAACAACAACAAACCCTTCACCTTCTTCAGCATCGTTGTTTGGTCGAGGTCTATACAAAGCTTCTGGATCTGATGTAGCTGTAAGTGGTTCTAATTGAGGATGTTTTGATTCATAACACTCTGGACAGGTTTTTAAGCCATTCCACTCTTTTTTGAGTTCGTTTAATTTATATTCAAAACCACATCTATCACATAAAGCTCTAGCAAATTTACCTAGTGCATATGCCATCCTAATTCATCCTTATATCTGGTCTGACCCTAAATGAAGCTCTATCTTCATCCTGGTCAGCTGCTCTTCTAAACTCTTCCTCATATAAAGATTTAAGTTGAGGTGTAAGTTGTGGATTCTTTTTTTGTGATAAATAATATGCTAAACCAGCAACAAAACATGGATAAAATCTAAATGGCATATCCATAGTATTAGTAGCTTTATCAGCATCATCCATACGCACAAGCTTATTGAACACTAATACATCTGTACTATTTTCAGGTGCAGGCCATATTTGAAGTGCTGGTGTATTAAGTTTATCAAAAAAGAATTGTGATGGTCTTGCTTTTGTAGTTTTATTAGGAATGTTGATATATTCGCTTCTACTGATACGATTCATGCTTATATCTGTTTGTGTTTGATTTACTGTTCTACGTAGAACAACGTCTAAAACATCTATAACATTAGAATTTAAAGAATAGCTTGAAGTGCCTTCTGTAACAGTTTGTGTAGCTTGTTCAATAGTCCATTGATTTAGACCTCTGTTAGCCCATTCAGCAAGCATCAAATTTACGCTACGTATTGCTGTCTTTAAATCATATCCTGTTCTAAGTTCAGCTCCACATCTTTCATATGCTTCTTCAATAAACTCAGTTACGTTTGGTTCAAAATTTGTGCTACCTGATAATGCCATTATTTATTATCCTCTTGGTTATACAAATTATCAAATGTTATATTTGGATCTATATAACTCTCATGTTTTTCTGCTGTGTGAATCCATTGACTAGGCGAAAAGTCTGGAGCACCTTCTCCGACTCGCCATAAAGCAGGATTTGTTGCTCTCACTCTATTATTAGGTAAAGCTACAAAATTTCCTGTGTATTCACCTGCGTCAGTTAAGTATAGCACATGACTTTGTTTATGCTGGGCTGAATCATCAGCTATACTGTTTTCAGTATAATCTACGGTAAACATGTATGTTCCTGTATAAAATTCACCACCTATTTTACATATCCAAGGCGAAGAACTAACTCTATCTAAAACTACTACAGAATGATGATGACTTAAACAGTCCCAAGGTTGAGCTAGATGATCTTCCATCGGTTGTGGCCAGTCTTGTAATGGCACATCAGCAACTAATGCTTGTATTGGCATACGTGCCCACATAGCACCTCCGTGTACATTTTCGTCAGGATAACCCTCAAAATCTGTTTCACAACCAGTAAAAACAACTTGAAAAGATAAGGATCTATCAGGAATAGTATTGACTGCAAACGCTAAAGCGTGCAAATACTCACCATGATAGTTTTGATGATTTGCTGTAAATTCTTTACGCACCCAACATTTAAACTGTGGGATGTTTGATATTAAATAAGACAAAATAACCCCCGTTATTTATGGTTAAACCTTTCCACCCTTTGCCATATATTTACTTTTTTTCATGGGGCCGCCTTTAGCCATATACTTTGACTTTTTCATAGCACCACCTTTTGCCATGTACTTGGATCCTTTCATAGCACCGCCTTTGGACATATATTTACTGCCTTTTACAGCACCACCCATTGCGTAATGTTTTGTTCTTTTAAACATTTTATTCTCCTAACTAATTGTAGTTACTTTTCTACGGTTATTCATAACTTTACCACAGCCTTTAGCTATAAAACCACCATTTTTCTTCTTCACTCTGTTTTGTTTTGCCATAGCTCTTTCAATAGCCATGCCTCTTTTCTCTTCGTAAGAAGATAATTTGCCATCTTTGTTAAGATCAGCTTGGGATTTATTTTTTATCATAGGTCCTCCTGTGGATTTTTTTTGCCAATTAACTCTCTTAGAGCTAGTTTTTTTCTTTATAGCTTTTGCAGCTCCTGCTTCTTTGCACTCAGCCATTGTTGGTCTACAAGCAGGATAACCTCTTTTTTCACCTTTTTTTCTACCGCATGGTTTACCAGTTTTACAATCAACCCAACCCTTACCATCATTTTTGTTAAACCAATCTCTTAAATTTTCTTTTGCCATTACCTTAGCCTATTTGGCATTACAATACCTTGACCCCTTATAACAGGACCACCTTTAGCTTTTTTTGTTCTTGATTTATTACCGTAGTTGGCTGCACCAACTTTTCTGCATTGCACTAATCTACCACTAGCGTAAGCACTCGGCCAAACTTTAGATGCAGCTTTTACTTTTTTATAACAAGCGTCTTTTTTTGTTTTTGATTTTGATTTAGCCATAATTTAAACCGTCTAAGTGATAGTTTAGCGTAAGCTCTTCGCCAACACTAATTTTTTTTGATGTTATTACGTTGTAAACTCTATAGTCATCCCAATCTAACTCTTCGCTTAAATAACAATTACATTCTTCTGAATGATTTAAAAAACCACCTATTGAAGTTCTTATGAACCCTTGGATTATTGGTACTTTAATGTGTGACATTCCTATATCAAAATCTTCATTTATATCTTGTATTGCAAATAACCCAAACCCTTCAATAGGGCTTTTTTGCACTTCTATACAATCAGGTAAAGGTTTATAATAAAACTTATTGTAAACAGGATACATTTAACAATCCCAGTCTTTCCTAGCCCAGTAATTAGCACTACATCTATCTGTAGTACCACCCATGCCACCACTACGGGCACAATAAGATTTTTTTCTGGATTTGGTGTTTTTATGCATACCTAGTTTGGCATCACCAAAAGTTATACGTTTAACTCTAGAGCTTTCACTGCTACAACCTTTTACAAAAACTTCTTTACGTTTTTTACCATAACCAGGGCTACCTTTTGGGATAGCCCTAGGTCTGTTAAGAGTTACGGTTTTGCCTTTGTACTCTGCCATTCATTAATAGTTTTTATTAAGAACTAAAATGATAGAATATGTGTCTCCACTAGAGTGTCCAACAGTAGTAAAGTCAATGTCTCCAGTAACTCCACTTCCTGCATTATTAGGAATGCCTGTAAATAAATCGTAATACTCATCTCCAGTGCTATCTGATGGTA